GCAACCACAAGACGTGGGCACACTGACAGACGAGATTGCTGTGCCAGACCGTTGGGTGCCTGCCATTCAGGCTCAGTTGTCACACAGGGTGGCCAAGCTGTTGCCGGGCATTGAGCCTACACGAATCCAAATGCTGAAACAAGATGCCGCAGAGGCTACGCTGTCCGCTGAAGAAGAAGACCGCGATAAGTCCCCGATCTATTTCCGCCCCAACGTCAGTTACTACACCCGATAAAAAATAAGGAACCATTCAAATGGCTCAATCCGGATACACCCCAATTCAACTGTACTACAGCACCACCGCGGCGGCTGTACCTGTTAACACCAACCTTGCATCTGGTGAGTTGGCTATCAACATCACTGATGGCAAGCTGTATTACAAAAACGCTGGCGGAACTGTTACCCTGTTAGCTTCTAGCGCGGGCGTGGGCGGCGATGTGGTTGGCCCAGCCTCTGCAACAGCAAACGGTATTGCACTGTTTAACAGCACAACAGGTAAGCTGATTAAAGACTCCGCCGCATCTGATGGTTTGATTTATGGCCTAACTGTTGGTCGTGGTGCGGGTGCTGTGGCCTCTAACACGGCTGTGGGTGCTAGTGCTTTGGCGGCAAATACGACTGGAAGTACAGCAACTGCTTTTGGCAACAATGCTTTGGCGGCTAATACAATTGGTACAAGCAACACAGCAATTGGAAGTCAGGCACAAAAATCAACGACTAGTGGAATTCAAAACACGGCTGTTGGTCGGGAATCTTTAACTACAAACACTACTGGTAACGCAAATTCTGGATACGGGCTTTGGTCGCTTTACTACAACACAACTGGTTCTAATAATGTTGCTGTAGGCGCATCTGCTCTTGAGTCAAACACCACAGCATCTAACAATACTGCTGTAGGTTTTCAGGCGGCTTACACAAATACCACGGGTGCAACAAATGTTGCGCTTGGTACGCAAGCCCTTTATTCCAACACTACGGCATCCTACAACACTGCTGTTGGTTGGCAGTCGGGGTACAGTAATACAACAGGTCAATTTAATTTATTTGTTGGTGTTTTAGCAGGTAATAAAAACACTACTGGTGTTAGTAATAGTTTTGTTGGAGGAGCTTCTGGAACTGGTGACCCTGTTGGGTACAACAACACAACTGGAAATAGTAATTCTGGATTTGGTTCTGGCGCACTTTACTACAACACAACTGGTTCAACCAATACAGCCACTGGCGTACAAGCCTTATATAACAACACCACAGCATCTAACAATACTGCGGTAGGGTATCAGGCGGGGTATAGCGCAACCACCAGCGCACGAAATGTGTTTATTGGAAAAACTGCGGGATACAACACAACAACTGGCGGCTTCAACACCTTTGTCGGTGAAGAAGCGGGTTACCTCAACACCACAGGAACATACAACACTTTTGTTGGGCCTCAAGGTGCTGGTGAGGCAATGACCACAGGCTCTAAGAACACCATCATCGGCAAGTACTCAGGAAACACTGGCGGCCTAGATATTCGTACAGCAAGTAACAACATTGTGTTGTCTGATGGAGATGGCAATCCACGGATGTATTACCAGAATTCGACAGCGCAGTGGTACGATGCCGCAGGAAAGCTCAGAGCTGTCCCGCAATCTGGCTCTTCCAAGACTAGCTCATACACACTGGCTACAACCGATGTTGGTGAGTACATCTTGCTTGGCGCAAGCGGTGCGATTGTGATCCCTGATGCTACATTTGCGGCTGGTGACGTTATCACCATCTTCAACAACACGGCTAGTACAGCAACAATCACTTGCTCAATCACAACGGCGTACATTGCAGGCACATTCACTGACAAAGCCACGATGACCTTGGCGGCGGCAGGTGTTGCAACTGTACTGTTCATCACCAGCACCCTGTGTGTTGTTTCAGGAAATGTGACCTAATATGAGTTCATCACAGCAACTACTACTGGGCGAAGGCGCAGGCGGAGCCGCCCCTGTTTACATTGAGGATGTGTTTAGCACATACTTGTGGACGGGAAATGGAACATCGCAAACCATCACCAATAACATTGACTTGTCTACCAAGGGTGGGTTGGTTTGGATAAAACGTAGAGATGGTGTTGTCAACCACTACCTAGCAACAACAAATGGCGGCACTAGTAATTATCTTAATTCAAATACAACAAGTCCTTATGAAACAAGCGTAACTACCCGCATCACATCTTTTAATACAGACGGTTTTTCGTTAGGCTCTGCTGGTAGTGTAAACAATAGTGGAAGCACTTTTGTTGGGTGGACATTTCGCAAGCAACCAAAGTTTTTTGATATTCAAACGTGGACAAATGGTGTAGTAAATCACAATCTTGGCTCTGTTCCGGGTTGCATCATTTATAAATCTACAACGGATGTTGAAAATTGGTTTGTAACTTGTAGAAAATCTGATGGAACTTACGACACTTTTAATTTAAATACAAATGGAGCAAATCAATTTACAGCTACTGATGCGGCTTCTGCTGGTATTACATCTACAACTTTTGATTCAAGAATTCTTTTTGGTGGAACTGGTACTTTAATTGGATATTTCTTCGCCCATAACGCAGGTGGCTTTGGCCTAACTGGTACAGACAATGTGATTTCGTGTGGGAGTTATACGGGTAATGGTTCTGCAACGGGGCCTGTGGTGACTCTTGGGTATGAACCACAATGGATAATAATTAAACGCACCGATTCCACTGGCGATTGGCGTATGTTTGATAACATGAGGGGCCTTGCATTAGATGGTAATACGCCATATCTAAAAGCAAATACCTCTGAAGCCACTTCTTCTACCGGTGCTACCGCAATAGCTCTTATTGGAACGGGTTTTCAATTAACTGCTACTGGCGGTGATTACAACGCTTCTGGTGGAACCTACATCTACATAGCCATTCGTAGAGGCCCGATGAAAGTGCCTACGAGTGGGACGACTGTTTTTAGCCCTGCTTACTTTACAGGTAATGATTCAACAAGCAGACAACTGACCGCTGGTTTTGTAACAGACACATTTTTAGGTAAAAGATCTATTGGCGACGCTTCGCCTTTTGTAGATCGTTTAAGAGGTAAAGACTTACAACTGTACACGCCATTGACTAATGCGGAAGCCACTTCTAGTTTGTACTGCCGATTTGATAGCAATACAGGCCCAATTGTTGGATACAACGCCGCAGGTGGTATTAACATCAATAGTAGCGCCTATACCTACAGGACGTATTCGTTTGGGCGCGCGCCTAGTTTCCACGACGTGGTTTGCTATACAGGGACTGGAAGCAATAGAACTGTATCGCATAACTTGGCGGCAGTGCCTGAGTTGATGATTATTAAGGCAAGAATTGCTGGTGGTTACGATTGGATGGTTTACCAAAAAGACCTAGGTAACACGCTACTTTTAAAGTTGAACGAGGCGGGTACTGGAACAAACAGGGCGGCTTTTTTAAATTCCACAACACCGACCGCTTCTGTGTTTACCGTTGGTACAGACGCTTTAACTAACGTTAGTAGCGGCACATTTGTCGCCTATCTATTTGCAACTTGCGCTGGTGTTTCCAAAGTAGGCTCATACACAGGCAACGGCGGCTCACAAACAATCAACTGCGGTTTCACAAGCGGTGCTAGGTTTGTGCTTATCAAGAAAACAAGCGGAACTGGTGACTGGAATTTGTGGGACAGCGCACGAGGTATTGTGAGTGGTAACGACCCGTATTTTGCATTGAATTCATCGGATGGCGAAGTTACTTCAAATGATAGCGTTGACACAAACAGCACTGGGTTTGTTGTTAACGAAGTAGCCGCAACTAACGCTAATGAAAGCGGTGCAACATACATATTCTTGGCAATCGCATAAGGAAAAATCATGCAAATACGAATTCGCGCAACAGGTCAAGTGCTTCTTCAGCACGAGTGGGAAAAGTGGGTTGCTCAGACTTACGCCAAGTCATTGAGTGGCATATCTGAAGAGGCGGTCAATCGCTTTGAGTCAGACATTGTGTTTGAAGGCCCACAAGCCACAGGCGGCACTGTCTATCAATACTCACAGCAAGATGGCGTAGAGCAGATTGACGGCAAGTGGTACACCAAGTACATCCTTGGCCCAGTGTTCACAGGCGAGACAGCGGCGGCAGATGAAGCTGAGTACAAAGCCCGTAAAGACGCAGAGCAAGCCGCAAATGTACGCAAGTCACGTACTGAAATGCTTAAAGATTGCGACTGGGTGGTGACTAAAGCTATAGACCAAAATGCTCAGGACAGCCTTGGCATTCAGATTCCTGTGGTCTGGGTTACATACCGCCAAGCCTTGCGCGACATCACTGCGCAGTCTGGTTTCCCTTGGACAATCACTTGGCCTACACAACCTTAAACAGGAGCAACTATGACTGACACTATTCAACAACCAACCGCAGAAGAGATTGCGCGCCATTACAGCGCCGCCATGGACTCTGTCAACCTGATCAACGCTGGTCAACCTGAAGGCGTGGAAGACGCTGACTGGGCTGATACAGTGGCTCGTAACAAGGAGCATTTGAACATCATGCTGGCTAAAGACTTCTGGACAACGGAAGATTTAACGCCTTTGCGTTTGGCGTCTCAATAACCGAACTGATCGGATAATTTAAATGGCCGCAGAAGCAATGACCTATGACAGCCTCGTTGAGGATGTCATTACCTACTCTGAGCGTGACGATGCTTCTTTTGTTGCGCAAATTCCTCGGTTGATTATGTTGACCGAGCAGAGCATTGCCGCCCAGATTAAAACCTTAATGCAGTTAAACGTGGTTGACACCACGTTGACTGTCAACGACCCTGTAATTCAAAAGCCGGTTCGTTGGCGCAAAACGACCAGCATGAAGATCAACGGACAGCCTGTGCTTAACCGGTCCATGGACTACGTGACCCAGTTTCAAACAGAGTCAAGCCCCGGACAGCCTTTATATTACGGAGATTACGACTATGATCACTGGGCTCTTGCTCCAATTCCAAACAGCGCTTACTCGCTTCAAATCATTTATTACAGCCGCATTCAGCCGCTTGATGTTGAAAATCAAGAAAATCTTTTAACACGCGAGGCCCCGCAGGCCCTGCTGTACGGCACCTTGCTCCAAGCACAGGGCTTTATTAAAAACGCAGACAAGCTTGCAATGTGGAAACAGTACTACGACGAGGCCATTAACGCACTCAAAGGCGAAGATCAGAAACGCATGGTCGACCGCAACGCCACTAGACAGGAACCCTAATGCCTACATACACCTCGCCCTTTACTGGCAACGTAATCCAGCCGACCGACGTCAGCTACGCCGGTGTTGCGTTGACTGGCACGCTCCAACTGTACTGGCCACAGTACGTTAACGCGGGACAGCAGGTTGCCGCGCGCATCATGGACATTCAGGCCACGGCGGGGTCCATACTGGTCCTGCCAGACGCCACACAAGCCTCTGTGGGTCAGGACATTCTGATCCGCAACACCGGCGCTAACTCGTTCACAGTACAGCGTTTTGGTGGCACGGGCTCGTTTACTGTGGCCGCCGGCACGGCCCAGTACACCTACATCACAAGCAACACCACGCAGGCGGGCGTATGGGCCGTTATAGCTTTTGGAACGGGCACGTCTACCGCAGACGCCGCCTCACTTGCTGGGGTCAGCACAGCGGCCCTTTTAGGCAAGCTAGAGGCCGCGTTCATCACCAACGAGTACGTGTCAGTACCAACCATTGGCGATTCCTCGCGTGGGGAATGTTTTGTTTGGACAGGTGGCGCCGGCACGTGGACCCTGCCTGCCGCGTCTAGTTTGTCTCAGGGTTGGTTTATTTTGGTGCGCAACAACGGCACCGGCGCGCTCACAATAGCAACAAGCGCTGTTGGCTCTACCATTGACAGCCTGTCTACAATCACCCTGCCTCTGGGAGACTCTTGCTTTATCTGCGTAAACAGAGACCCTGCCAAGCAAGACTTCTTTACCGTGGGTCGTGGACGCCCCAACAGTTTGACGTTCTCGTCTGCCACGTACGACGTGGACACGGTGGCAGGCGCAACACTGAGCCTAATCACCAACACGCCAATTATTCAGCGCTTTACGGCGTTGAGCGGGTCCCGCACAACCAGCCTCTTGGTTCAGTTGCCTGCGGTGACTCAGGTGTACTACATCCTAAACGACACCAACCAAAGTGGGTACAACATCAACCTGCAGGTTGTTGGTAGTTCACAGGCCCCCTACAGCCTGCCCACCAACACACAGGCGATTGTGTTGAGTGACGGCACCAACTTGTACCCGCTTATTCAGGCCAACATTGGTCAGTTAATTGTGAACCGCGGAACCGCGGCGGCGCCTGCCTTTACATTCACTTTAGACCCTGTAACGGGCATATACTCACCCAACAACTCACAGCTTGGTTTTTCTGTGGCGGGTGTTAACATCGCCACCATGGACGGCACCGGGGGCTCGGGTAACTTTGTGACCCGTTTTGTTGGGCGTGTTCAAGCAGACTTGATCTCTGGGGGCTTGTTCTAATGGCGACTGAACCGTCAAAAATCTTCACCCTTTTTGTGAAGCCCGGCATCAAGCGGGACGGTACACGCTTTGAGGCAGACGAGTATAACGACGGTAAGTGGGCAAGGTTTCAGCGTGGTAGGGCAAAGAAGATTGGTGGTTACCGCCAGATGTTTGCATCCCCTACAGGCATCCCGCGTGGGATGATCACCAACTCACTGAACGGCGTTAACTACATCTACGCGGGCAACTACAAGGGTGTTGAGGTGTTTAACACCGGCACAGACCAAGGTGTTGGTGTGGGCCCGTTCCCAATTGAGTTCAGTAAGACCTACGTGGTTGTTCAGGTCAACGTGTCCCCTAGAACAATTCACGTTAAAGGCAACCACGTTGCCGCGTTTCCAAACGGCACAACGTTCTGGGCGTACGACACCGCGGGTGTTCGTACAAACTTCACAACCAACACAACACCGACGTACAACACCCCCGGCAACTACACCGAGTTGCACTTGGTGTCCATCACCGGCATGCAGACCACGGTGCCGTTTGAAATTTATGTGCCCAATGGTTTTGCCGCAAGCAACCAACATTTGTGGCAGTTTGACATTGCGTACGACTCCACTGGCACAGGCAACTCCAAGCTGTTGGCCCACCCCGGCCACAACCTAGACAACATTGACGCTGGTGTTAACACATCTCTTTACGCCGGTAACTTCTTACCAGACCCAACTACAGGCAAGTACGTTTTGACAGAAGTGGTTGACTCCACCGGCTCAACACCAACGTACCTGCCAATTGACGCCAGTGGTGGCGTTGTGGTGCTCCACCCGTTTGTGTTTGTGTACGGCAACTTTGGTTTGTTACGCAACAACAACGTCATCTTTAACTCACCCACGGCCAACGTACAGACCTTCAGCGACTGGAACGGCACGCTCGCCAACGAGGTGAACGTGACGGCGGGCAAGATCGTACGAGGCTTCCCCATTCGCGGCGGTACCTCCTCACCCTCTGGCCTTTTTTGGGCCACAGACTCACTGGTGCGTGTGTCCTTTACAGGCACGGCGCCATACTACTGGCGCTACGACACGGTGTCTAACCAGACGTCTATCATGTCGTCTAGTTCGGTTGTTGAGATGGACGGCACGTTCTTTTGGATGGGTGTTGAC